GTGTTAAGCCAGTTGGTCCAACCGACATGCCAGTTGATAAGCCTACTACGTCATTCAGCACAGTCCCGCCAATGGCCGGCAGTGGCGACGACATGAAAAGAATGTTAGATACTATGAACAAGGCCGACAGTGCCGACACTGATCTAGTATCTGGTGATAAGAAACCTGAAGATGAAGGTATGATTGGTGGAGCATTAGGCGGACTAGCAGGTGCTGCTATGGGAGGATTACCTGGTGCTGCCTTGGGATATGTTGCTGGTAGCAAGGCTGGCGACGATCTTGACGAAACAGATACTGAATCAGATGCAGATGGCGAGATCGATATTTCTGGCGTAGGCGGTGCATTAGCAGGTGCAGCAATCCATGGTGATGCTGACGGTGCAGCCAAAGGTATGCAAGACGGTGAAGACGAAGCAATGACTGGTACAAATGACGAAATGCGCAAGCTGATCGATGCTGTTGCCGGACCAGAGTATGATTCAACTCCGGCTGATCCTACTGATGTTCCCAAGTTTGACGGCGACAAACACGCTTATGATCCTAACACAGGCGACCACAGAGAGCGTCAAGCTGGTTTAGCAAGAGCTAATCCGATGGAAACTGTAACATCTAAATTGTTTGCAGATTACGAAGAATTTATTGCAGAAGCTAAAGAAGAAAAATTTGATCCATTGAAGCATGTCAAGGATCCAACTCCTGGTGAAAAGAAAGCCGCCAAAGATGTTAAGCGCGGAAGCTATGCTGATCGTGCAGCTATGCTAAAGTCAGCAGAAGCTGATGGACGTTTAAAAGAAGGCGAAAAGACTATGAGTCGTGCTGCCAAGGGACACGAGAAGTATGGCAAGGCAGGCATGGCAGCATTAGCCAAAGCTGGTCGTGACGGTGCTGGTGAAAAGAAACTAGATGCTATCCGTAGCAAACACGACAAGTATAATTAAATTATTATATAACCAAATAGGCTCTTCGGAGCCTATTTTTTTCAGTAAATAATAATATGGCAAAAAGTTTAGATGGTAATTTAGTTAAAAAGGCTCATGCAACTCAGCGGTATACTGAGCAGCAGGTCAACGACTTATTAGCATGTTCGGATCTTGATACAGGCCCTGCATATTTTTTAAGTAATTTTTTCAACATACAACATCCTACAAAAGGAAAAATAAAATATGATCCTTTTGAATATCAAAAAACATTATTAGACAGCTATCACGGCCACCGTTTCAGTGTAAACATGTTAGGTCGACAGATGGGCAAAACTACAACTGCTGTAGGATATCTATTATGGTATGCCATGTTTGTTCCAGATGCAACTATATTGATTGCGGCACACAAATACACTGGTGCTCAAGAAATTATGCAGAGACTACGATATGCATACGAAACTTGCCCTGATTTTATTCGCTGCGGCGTTACTAGCTATAACAAACAAAGCATAGAATTTGACAACGGATCCCGTATAGTAGCACAAACAACAACAGAAACAACAGGTCGAGGTATGAGTATTTCATTGTTGTACTGTGACGAGTTTGCATACGTGGCCCCAAACATTGCTATTGAATTTTGGACTTCAATTTCGCCTACACTAGCAACAGGTGGTAAAGCTATTATTACTTCAACTCCTAACAGTGATGAAGATCAGTTTGCACAAATTTGGAACGAAGCAAACAAACGATTTGACGAATATGGAAATGAACAAGAACTAGGCAAGAATGGATTCTATCCATTTATGGCAATTTGGAGTCAACATCCGGACCGCGACGAGACTTGGGCAGATACTGAGCGCAGTCGAGTTGGCGCAGAACGATTTGAACGAGAACACGAATGTCGATTCTTAATCTTTGACGAAACTTTGATCAACAGTATTTCTCTATCCAATTTAGAAGGAATGGAACCTATACTAAAAATGGGTCAAGCTCGCTGGTATAAAAAGATCGACACAGCATGTACCTACATTGTTGCATTAGACCCTAGCTTAGGTACAGGCGGAGATCCAGCAGCTATCGAAATTTTAGAATTACCTAGCTTAATACAAGTATGCGAGTGGCACCACAATTCTACTCCCGTTCAGGCTCAGGCTCGAATTCTCAGGGATTTATGCAAATATATAGAAGGTGAATTTAATAGAGACGGGTTGAACGCATCTATCTATTATAGTGTGGAAAATAACACTGTGGGAGAAAGCGCTCTTGTAGCTATCAATGAGCTAGGTGAAGAAACTATTCCTGGATTGTTTCTAAGCGAGCCTATTAAGAAAGGTCATGTGCGCAGGTTCCGCAAAGGGTTTAACACAACTCATAGTGCTAAACTTAATTCATGTGCCAAACTAAAACAGTTAATTGAAACAAAGAAAATTACTATTAACAGTAAGAGTTTAATTAGTGAACTTAAAACATTCATTGCTAGCGGTATTACATTCAAAGCCAAGACAGGACAACACGACGACTTAGTAGCAGCACTGCTATTGCTCATGCGAATGGTATTAATTTTACAAGAATGGGACCCAACAATCTATGATAAAATGCGAGATCATAGCGGCCTTGAAGAGTACGACATGCCCATGCCGATCTACATCAGCAGTTATTAATAAATATAGCTATGAATTCCACTCACATAATTAGCCAAGACGTTTTCGATAAAATTCGCAGTCGTTTCCAAAATTTGGAAATGGGCGATGAAGAAGGTAGCGTCACTACAGACCCTAAAGAAGCTAGATTTTTTGATTTTGACTTTGTAGTTGAAAATGAAAATCTCGGCAGAGTTAGTATCAGTATCAATGAGCGCGGCACATTGAAGATCTTTTATAGTCAAGGTATTTTAGAGAATACTGGAGATTTTGTACATCAATTGTGGTATGATTTTTTAAGAGAAATGAGAATGTTTGCCAAGCGTAGACTACTAAGATTTGACACTCGAGATATCACAAAAAGTAATTTAGATAAAAATGATTTCCAATACCTTGCCGCTAATGGACCAAAGGATGACCAAATGAATATGAACGAATCTTTAAAATTTGAAGGTAGTAAGAAAACCAGCTACCGTGTACTAGAAAAAACAAAACTAATTGCCAAACATAAAAACAGCATTGAAAATGAGTCACACGGTGCCAGAAGTAGAGGTAGTAATATCAAAGCATTATATATTGAAAACAGCGAAGGCGAGCGTTTTAAATATCCGTTTATTCATATTGCAGGTGCAAAAGCAATGCAACGCCATGTTGCCAACGGTGGTCGTCCGTATGATGATAAAGGCAATGCCATTATTAAAATGAGTGAAGAAATCCTTCAACTATCTGCATTTAAAAGACACGTCGGTAAGCCTGACGAATTGAACCAGAAAGTTAACGAAATCACTTCAAAGACTGACATGAAGTTAGAAAGTCTACGAAGAACTGTAGAAGGTCTATGCAATCAAGGTTATTACGAAAAATGGAACGAAAGTTTTGTTCCAAATCAGGCAGACGTAAATCTCGACGAAACAACATTAGAAGATTATAAGAGTGCATTTACTGTTAGTTCTTTCAGAGAAGACCTAGCTCAATACTTCCCACTGATTCATAAAATTATGCACGAGGCAGGTGAAGTTGACCTTGAAGAATTCGTAGGCGAAGGAAAAGACTCTACTTGCGAAGATTGCGGAATGGCTGAAAGCAAATGCAAATGCCCAACAGAAGAAGGAGTTGCCGGTGGGGTACTCGGCGGCGCTGTAGGAGCAATAGCAACTAAAAATACCAAGGGCGCAATAGTTGGAGCACAATTAGGTAGTGACGCTGAAGATGCAATTAAAAGCGCCATGGGCAAGTCTAAATCTAAGAGTGCAGCAGAAAGTATTGAAGACTTTGTTGAATGGGCAGACCGACTTGAAGAAGGTAAGCTAGATACAGATGTTCTTAATCAATTAAAAGATCTGTTGGATCAAGGACTAACTTTGGATGTAGATGGTCGCAGTGCTATTGATGCATTGCAAGGTATTGGCATTGATGATCCAGACTTAGAAGCAGCATTACAGCAGTTAGCAAAAGTAAATCCACAGGCTGATCCTAAGGACACAATCTTAGGATGGTTAGCAAAAGATGACGTAGATGCAGCACAAGAATTAGGCTATAAGGGCGGTGAAACTGCCGACGAAGCAGAACCACAGGCAGCACCGGAAGAGATGCCAAGAGAAGATGCTACATCACCTGCAACACCCTCTGTTAGAGAAATTGCAGAAATGGTATATTCGTTTTTTGATAAAGAAACAGGAAAGTTTCCAAAAGGTGAAACTGGTGTAGTGACCCATATCAAGAAAGAGATGGGAGATCAAGCAGGAGTGCTTGCTGAGAAACTTGTTCAGCATCTTTCTAGCAGAGTAGAAGAAGGCCCTGACATGGATCAAATTCCTGCGTATGTCCGTAAACAGAAACAACAAAGTCAGCAAACAGCTCAAACAGCTACTGATAAAAGAAATCAAAATGCAGGGGCAAAAGTATGGAATAGTCCTCGAGTTCAGGAAGAATTTGAATCTATTATGAAACTTGCAGGGTTGACAAAAAATTAATTCACTATAATCTTAAAAGATAATTATTGTATTAGATAATAAGGTTATAATGTTAACAACAATCGAATCGTTTGAATACGACTTTCAAGGTGATTTATTCATCGATATTGGCGGAAATATAGGTCTATGGACTGCTCAATTATATGATCACTATAACAAAATAATTTTTGTTGAGCCATCCGTTGAGGCAATTTCTGCCGCAAAACTTAAGATCGATGATCAAAGTAATAAGGTTAAATTTTTAAAAAATATCTGTTCAAATGAACAAGATCAAATAAAATCAATTTATACACCCTCCGGAGATTCTGGTCAATTTACTGTTTATGGAAAAGAATTGTACAATGACCAATACAATCGTGCAGAAGAAGATATCACTACAATTACTTTAGATAGTTTAATTTCGGAAGCAACTGACTGCAAAAGAGTATTGGTAAAGATTGATACTGAGGGTAGTGATTTAGATGTTATCCTTGGTGGGAAAGAATTTATCAAACTATTCAAACCTACGTTAGCAATCGAATTTCACTTTCATATGTATTTTGATAAAACCAAATATGAAGAAGTAATAAACTTTTTAAACGATCAGGGCTATACTATAAGGGAATACAAATTTCAGGGGTATGCAAATTGTCCTACCCAAATTTTTGATGGTAAGCATAACGGGCTCGAAATGCACAATATGCACTATCATGTATTGGCAGAATTGATCTAAAAAAAATTCCATTATAGGTTGCGGAGATAAATAAAGCTGTGTATAGTTAACGCTATGCACAGTTTTTCTTTTTAGTCAGTGGGCTAGAAAGAAGAGGCATAATAAATCAACATTAAGGAAAAACATTATGGCAACATTAGCAGAAATTCGCGCAAAACTACAAGCATCTTCACAACAAGGCGGCGGGCAATCCGGCGGTGGTGATAATGCAATTTACCCTCACTGGAACATGCCAGAAGGTTCGACTACAACAGTCCGCTTCCTTCCTGACGGTGACAGCTCAAATACTTTTTTCTGGATTGAACGTGCAATGATCAAATTGCCTTTCGCCGGTGTGAAAGGTGAGACCAATTCCAAGCCTGTGACTGTGCAAGTCCCTTGTATGGAAATGTGGGGTGAGACATGCCCAATTCTAACAGAAGTTCGCCCATGGTTCAAAGACAAGTCTTTGGAAGATATGGGTCGTAAGTACTGGAAGAAGAAGTCGTATCTGTTCCAAGGTTTTGTGGGCGAAAGCAAACTACAGGAAGATAAAACTCCTGAGAATCCAATCCGTCGCTTCATCATCGGTAGCCAGATTTTTAACATTGTTAAGAACGCATTGATGGATAGTGAGATTGAAGAACTACCAACAGACTTGGTTCGTGGTCTTGATTTCAAGATTGCAAAAACAAGCAAAGGTGGTTATGCTGACTACTCTACTTCAACTTGGGCTCGTCGTGAACGTGCTTTGAGCGAAGCAGAAAATGCGGCGATTGCACAACATGGTTTGTTCAATCTAAAAGACTTCCTTCCTAAGAAGCCAGGCGAAGTTGAACTCAAAGTTATGAAAGAAATGTTTGAAGCATCTGTAGATGGTGAAGCATTTGACATGGAACGTTGGGGTCAATATTTCAAGCCAGCAGGCTACGGTGGTCGTGAAGGTGGCGAAGGTGGTACAGCTAAGCCAGTGGCAGCACCAGCGGCTCGTCCAGCACCTGCTCCAGTAGCAGAAGACACTCCTCCATGGGATGAAGAAGTTGCCACAGCAGAGAAGTCATTCTCAGCACCAGCAGCAAAAACTGACGGCGCAGGCGGTGATGCAGGCAGTCGTGCAGCAGATATCTTGGCGATGATTCGAAATCGTAATAAGCAATAATTTAAGAGGTCGAAAATGGGAAAAGCATTTGACATCTCTAAATTTAGGAAGTCAATTACTAAGTCTATCGACGGACTTGGTATTGGCTTCAATGATCCTACTGACTGGATTTCAACTGGCAATTATGCTCTTAATTATTTGATCTCGGGGAACTTCAATCGAGGAGTTCCTCTAGGCAAAGTAACAGTGTTTGCCGGAGAATCTGGTGCCGGAAAAAGTTATATCTGTTCCGGTAATATTATACGTCATGCACAAGAACAGGGCATCTTTGTCATTCTTGTTGACAGTGAAAACGCTCTTGATGAAAAATGGTTAATTGACCTAGGCGTTGATACTAGCGATGATAAGTTGTTAAAACTTAACATGGCTATGATTGATGATGTGGCAAAAACTATTTCAGAATTCATGAAAGAGTACAAAGTTATGCCTGAAGAAACTCGTCCGAAAATTTTATTCGTAATCGACTCGTTGGGTATGTTGTTGACTCCGACTGACGTTAATCAGTTCGAAGCAGGTGAGATGAAAGGTGACATGGGCCGTAAGCCTAAAGCACTTACATCCTTGGTTCGTAACTGTGTAAACATGTTTGGTTCGTGGAATGTAGGTATGGTTTGTACAAATCACACATACGCTTCACAAGATATGTTTGACCCAGATGACAAGATTAGTGGTGGACAAGGTTTCATTTATGCAAGCTCTATCGTAGTTGCTATGCGTAAATTAAAATTGAAAACTGACGCAGATGGCAATAAGACTACAACTGTAAACGGTATCCGTTCGGCTTGTAAAATTATGAAAACTCGTTATGCAAAGCCATTCGAAAGTGTACAGGTTGAAATTCCATATACAACTGGTATGAGCCCACATAGCGGATTGGTTGATTTGTTTGAAGCCAAAGGTTTCTTGAAGAAAGAAGGTAACAGTCTTGTTTACACAACCACTGACGGTGAAGTTATCAAGCAGTTCCGCAAAGCCTGGGAAAAGAATGAAAAAGAAGGCCTATCTATCATCATGGAAGATATTTCTACAAATGGTGAGAAGGTAGCAGAGCCTGTTACCATTGAAGATAGTGAGGAAGCATAATGGATGAAAGTTTAATTGTAGAAGTTTGGGATACCTTCCGCGAATATATCCCTGAAAAAAATCGTGAAATTGCTGCACATCAATATGTCGATTATCTATTAGGTAAAGACATCGAAGTTGCGGCACTTGAAGCGGTTATGGGATATGATCCTCATCTTGATATTGCTATAAAAGCAGTAGTAGATGAAGAATCTGAATACGCTGATGAAGAATCTGACGATTATGGACAGAGCGAAGATGAGGACTATTAATGTCCCATTGGTACTCTAAAGTCAGCAAGGATATTGCCTTTCTGCCTGCTTGTATCGATCATTATTACGTTGAATTATCTCAAGCAAGAGCTGAAGTTAAAATTTATGGAAACATAGAAAAATCAAGTTCAGTTTTGCCTGGGATAGTTGAGCAAAGATTTAATCAATTACAAGAGATTGAAGCAATATTAGAATATCTAAATATTGAGCTGAGAAGAATTCGATCAAAGGCTTTCAAAAAGTTTTTGGAAAACTATCAACGTGCTCTAAGCAGTAGAGATTGTGAAAAGTATGTCGATGGAGAAGCAGATGTTGTTGATATGGAAAAAATTATCAATGAATTTGCACTACTCAGAAATCAATGGTTAGGTATTGTCAAAGGACTGGATATAAAACAGTGGCAATTGAGTAATATCATAAAATTGCGAGCTGCTGGTCTAGAAGATGCAACTTTATAAAAGGATTCTTAGGTTGAATCCTTTTATTTTTTAATGTATAATAAACATATGCACATAGAAGACCTAATTCATCGTTTAGCATCAAACGGACAATATCTATTTGAAGATCCTATTGACATTATTTCAATGGATAATGTCGTTATACATAGTCTTTCAGGCCAGATTATAAATGGTAATAGTTTTACCGAAAAACAGGCCAATTTGGCTATTAAATTAGTCAAAAAATATCAAAAAAAGCTCAGTTTGGCTCTAAAAATAGACCTTACTGAATCGGTCACTAGCCCGACATTTAAGTTCCCTTTGCGAACTTTGAATCATTCTAAGTCAATAGTTGTTTGTAAACATGATAGCGAAAATAAACAGATAATTTCGGTATCTTTTCCCTTTGACGAAACAATTATTACCAAAATAAAAAATTATAAAAGAACTATGGGCATACATGGTTCAACCATTGTTTGGAATTCGGAAAAGAAAACATGGGACTTTGATCTGAGAGAAGATCACATTGACTGGATTAACTGTAATATTGTAGATTCTATGTTTTCAGCTGATGATACATTCAATGATATGGTTGCACAGGTAGAAAATATAAAAGCCAATCTGGAAAATTATGTCCCTATGGTGAAATTTGAAAACAATGCCTTTGTTTTTAAAAATGTATCACCACATGTTCAGCAGCCAGTTGATTCAAACTTAGTTAATGTGTTAATTGACGCTAGAAAATACGGAATCCACACATGGAGTGACGATATAGAGATTGCACTTCAGCATATTGACGTACATCCTAGCATCCGAAAAATTTTAGCAGACAATAAAATTACAAATATTCAATCTAATGTTGAAAAATTGACATTAAAAGATTTAAATGAGATAATTTTCAATTCATTACCTCTTCTAGTGGTAATACCCGGCGGGAATGAACAACAACATCTCGAATTTTGTAAAAAGTTGTTTGAGAAAAACGGAATTGCCACTGACAATATGTCAGTGCTGTTTAGGTTGGACGGTGAACGTGGAAAAGGTTGCAATACATTCATTAAAGATAGTAAAATAAACAATGCTATTTCAGAGAATACAAAAGTAGTGTTTATAAGTGGTAAGATTCCTAAGCCAATGATCGAATCTAAAATAAATTTTTCAGCTATTTTAAATTTCGGTATATCTGGTGTTCATTATATGTTATCGAACTATATTAAAAACCATCATTTTGTTATTAATTTTAATTTAAGGGAAACCGACATTGCCGAGTTGTAAAGTTATCATTAAGGATGAGGTTAATATCAAGATAGAAAATCTTGATCTCACCGTTCGAAAGCTGTTGGTCAAGAAATTCAAGTATGAAGACCCCACAGCTCGCTATCGACCGGCCTATAAATTAGGTCGATGGGACGGCACTGTGAGCTTTTTTGGTCTCGGCGGCACTACCTATCTGTCTCTGCTTGACCAAGTGTTGGAAGAACTTGAAAAAAGAAATTACTACATCGAAGTTGAAGATCTAAGAACTAGCCCAAGCCTGGAATTTGAGAAAATTTCTGAAGATTTTTGGGGTGAAAGCTGTTGGCCAGAAGGCCATAGATTCGCAGGTGATCCAATTCGATTACGAGATGATCAAGTTGAAGTCATCAACAAATTTTTAGAGAATCCTCAGTGCATACAGGAGATTGCCACAGGCTTTGGTAAGACCATTACCACCGCAACTTTGGCAAAAATTTGTGAAAAATACGGTCGAACAATAACCATTGTTCCTAACAAAAGTCTTGTTGAACAAACTGAAGAAGATTTTATCAACGTAGGCCTTGACGTGGGTGTTTATTATGGTGATAGAAAAGACATAGGTAAAACTCATACTATCTGTACCTGGCAAAGTTTGAATATTTTAGAGAAAAAATCCCACGACAACGAGGAAATTTTAAGTCTTGCTGAATTTTTAGACGGCGTTGAATGTGTTATGGTTGACGAGGTACATATGGCCAAGGCTGAGGTACTTAAAAAATTATTAACACAAAATTTATCGAACGCTAGTATTCGTTGGGGACTAACTGGTACCGTGCCAAAAGAGGATTTTGAGTTCCAAAGTCTTCGTTGTAGCCTAGGAGAAGTGGTGCATAGAGTTGCTGCTCATGAACTACAAGAAAAAGGTGTGCTGGCACAATGCCACGTAAACATTATCCAAACTGCTGAATGGAAAGAATTTAGCAGTTACCCCGAAGAATTGAAATTTCTTGTAACAGATGGCGATCGCATGAGATATATTGCTGACTTAATCAAGGAAATTTCAGATACTGGCAACACCTTAGTGCTAGTAGACAGAATCGAATGTGGACAAACCCTTCAAATTAATTTAAGCAGTTTATTTTCTTTGTTAGGTGAAAAACCGGATGTAGCATTTGTTTCTGGTGCAGTAAAAACCAAAGATCGAAAGACTGAATATGACGAAATTAAAACTGCTACTAACAAGATTATTGTGGCGACTTATGGTGTGGCCGCTGTGGGTATTAATATCCCCCGTATTTTTAATCTGGTTATGGTTGAGTCCGGAAAGAGCTTTACAAGGGTTATACAAAGCATTGGGCGAGGCATTAGAAAAGCAGACGACAAAGACTTCGTACAAATCTGGGATATTACAGCGTCAACGAAATATGCAAAGAGGCATCTTACTGAACGAAAAAAATTCTACAAGGATGCAAAGTATCCGTTCGAAATTCAAAAAGTGAAATATAACAAATAATGCAAATTTTAACATTAGACAATAAAACATTATATCTTAACGATCTACCAGATGAGGTTGAGGAAGATATTAGATTCGCAGTGCTAGATAATAGCGATAATCAAAATCCTGACTATTTTTATATCCCATTAATCTTTTTAGAAAGTTTTACAGGACCGGCAGTGGTTTTACGTATAGGCTCTCATGAAATTACTATGCCACTTGATTGGTGTTGTATTGTAGGAGATCCCGAAGGTCCGGATATGGAAATTCTTCCAATTACCAGTCTCAATGATCGAGGATTTAAGACATTCTGTTTCAACCCGTTGAGTAGTTTCCGTCCAGAATTTTTAGAGATCGATATTGTAAATGTCTATCAAGATGTCAAATGGTATTTTCCAAAGATGAAGCCTGGTCAATTGCTATGCACTCCGTTAGAGTCCGGAGAAAAACCATTGTGTGCCTATTTTGTTAAAGAAGTAAGCAGACAATGCGAGTTAGTTGATTATACAAAATGTTGGTAAACATTTATGGAAGATCTGTCCTATCTTAGAGATCCGCTTGATTATAGAAATTTTCTTAGCGAACCAAAACAATCTCAGTTATGGCACAATATACGCCGTGCTGCCTTGGAAGACAAGGAATTGCAAGATGCGCTGGAACGTGTTAAAGTAATGTACTATTTAAAATACAGCAACAATAATAAAAATACAACTAGTTTAGATTGGTAATAAATGTTAGATATTAAGCGTGAATTAAAAGCAGTTGATCTTAAAAATTACGATTTTTATGACAAACTTTCCCCAGAAGAGAAAAAATCTTTTGCGCCATTTATATTGATGCGTTACACTGCGAGCTGTCAGGGCGATCTAGACGTTCAAGAACATTTTTTAGAAATGACCAATGAATTAGTGAACAAACATCATTGGGTATTAAGCAAGGATCATAAGCCTCTTTTATGGAAATTGTTTGCCGCGGTAGGTGTTGGTATTAATGCATATCATCCATACTTGGCAGCAGGAAAAAAAGTAAAAGCTGTAAAAATTGAAAAGTTGATAGCAGAATTAAATCCAGCTATGAAGATGGACGAAGTAAAGATGCTAGCATCTATGATGGATAAGAAGGATATAGAAAAACTTTTCGATGACATGGGTTTTGATAAAAAGCAGCGTAAGGAATATGAATGAAAGACATGAAAGGATTTGCATTCAATGAAGGATGTAAAGTAGCAAGAGCAGTCTTGTGGGGCAAGAGTCCTACTATTGAAATTTGTACTGTTACTAAAATTAAGGAAGGTAAACTGTACCTCGATGACAGTAAACAGCCTATGAAGATTCCGGAACGATTACTAATTATTGAACAAGATCCACTTTACCGTATGGTGAAACAATACGAAGAAAATAAATGATTGCCTTGGTAGAACAGCCTTTTATTTGTGTGCATTGCAGCAAGAGTTTTATGAAAGAAAAAACTCTATATGCCCACATGTGTGAAAGTAAACGTCGTGCTATGCAACGTGACGAAAAAAGAGTGCAGGCTGGCTACATGGCGTTTAACAAATTTTTTCGCATGACGCAGGGCGCACGAAAAGACAAGTCCTACGATGAATTTTGTAAAAGTCCTTACTATAACGCATTTGTCAAATTTGGTAGTTTTATAAACAATGCAATGCCTTTGTATCCTGAAAAGTTTATGGATTTTGTCATTAAAAGCGGAGTCAAGATCGATCACTGGTGCAGAGATGAACTATATGACACCTATTTGTTTGACATGCTTAAAAACGAACCAGTTGAGTCGGCTGTTCAACGTAGTCTACAGACCATGATGGAATGGGGTGATGTTAGTCAGGCCGATTTTAGTCATTATTTCAAGTATGTTAACTTGAATAGATCTGTTCATGACATTAGAAATGGAAAAATAAGTCCTTGGCTTATTTTAAATTGTCGTTCAGGTAAAGATCTTCTAAATAAATTTAATGACGAGCAGTTAGAAATGATCGGGCCTGCATTAGATTTACCATCTTGGGTTAAGAAATTTAAATCAGCACCTGCAGATGTAATACTGGTAAAAGAAATCTGTAAAGAGACAGGAATTGAATAATGGATATTGATATCGATTTTGCTGACCGAACTAAGATACTAGACATAATTAAACATGTTCCGGCTAGCCGTATTGAAAATTCTATTTTTAAAAAACACAACACTGGAATTTACTGTCACGAAATTCCAGTAAATCCGTTAAACGGTTTAGCAAGTATTGATTATGAAACTGCTGAACAGCGCGGATATTTTAAGATTGACTTTTTAAATGTTGGCATATATGATGGAATAAAAAATGAAGATCATCTGTTGAGATTAATTAATCAAGAACCACTTTGGGACTTATTAGAACAAGATGATTTTACAAATTTATTATTTCATGTGCATGGTCATGGCGCAGTATTAAGAACTATGAAGCCAAAAAGTATAGAACAATTGGCAGCAGTACTGGCAATGATTAGACCTGCAAAGCGACATTTGATAGGTATGCCGTGGACTGAAGTAACAAAAGAAGTTTGGATTAAACCCACAAACGATGAATACTTTTTTAAAAAGGCGCACGCCATTGCTTACGCTCAAGCAGTAGCAGTGCAAATGAATCTGATATGTGAAAATATCAGTTATGAATTTACTTAGGAAAAACAATGAACTCTATTTTCGATTATTACAATTATCACAAAAACACCCCAGGCGATATACACGAACACATGGAGACAATTTATAAGTTGTCTCTAGAATGTAATCATATTACCGAAATGGGAGTCAGGGGAGTTGTTACTACTTGGGCATTTCTGTTAGCTCGCCCTAAAAAATTAATATCATACGATGCTGAACCTTGTCCAATTGATCAAGCAAAAAAATTAGCACCGGTTTACGGAGTTGAATATGATTTTAGAATTGCAGATACCGGTAATCCTAAGACTGTTATTGAGCCAACTGATTTGTTGTTTATCGATACTTGGCACATTTACGAACAACTAAAACAAGAACTAAAGTTACATGCAGACTATGCTAGAAAATACATAGTAATGCACGATACTACGGTATTCGGCATGCATAGAACTGGAGAGCAATACGATTGTTATGTTAAGCCAGGTCCTGAGGGCAAAGGTCTTTGGCCTGCTGTTGAAGAATTTTTAGCAGAAAATAGACACTGGAAAATAAAGCACCGATATACCAATTGCTGTGGATTAACAGTGCTTGAAAGAGTATTTTAAAATTTAAGTTTTTTAGGATTACGGACCAACTGTATTGATTTGCGCTTAATTCTTTTTTCTGCAATTTCGCCTAGATTAACTGTTGGTCCAAATACTACTTCAACATCCTTACTGTTGAACGTTTTAATAAATTTCTTAAAAACGCTCATATCTAGTTTTAAGAAAATATTAATAGGGATCTTTCTATTACTTTCCCACCACCATGCATCGCCTAATTCTAAAAATGAATTTTGCATTCCTGCAGCAGAAATCACAGCATAGTCGTATATACTGGTCACTTGTTGATCAAAGTTTATAATAATTCCTAGGTATTCTGTGTCGTTACACTTGATACAGGTCATAAACGGATAGTTTTGTTGGAAGCTGTCTTTTGTCGCCATTATTTCTAATAAATACCCTTATGCAGAATTTACCAGTCTATTTATATACCAATTTGTTCGAAGTAACGTTAGATCTGGACGAGAACACAAGGATTCGCCAAGTTATGTACCAACGACCACTAAAAATTCAAAAGGGTGTGAAGAACACCGTGAGAGTGCAATTTAAAAATTCAGATCAAAAATTATTAAACATTAATAATCGAAATTTTAAAATGTATGTCTATGATATTTCAGATGATAGAAGTTTAGTATTGTCGAAAAACATACAAGTGTTAGACGTGGGTTCGACTGCTACAGTATACGCTACTAAAGGTTTAGGTGAAGTTGTTTTTGCTGAAAATGAAATTCAAGACATTGACAGTAAACCACATAATTTTTCCATAGTAGAAATAGATGATGATGGCAGCGAAAGTCCGTCATATTCCAATACCTACTATGACGTAGCTGGTACTATGGAAATTAAAGACGAAGTATTTCCTAAGTTTAGGCCCAGCATAGAAATTTCAAATTTTCAAAGATTTTACAATTCAGATGTTGCAAAACTTCAGTGGGAATATGATACTGGTAACATTCGAACATATCCAGAAAGACTTAAGAAAAGTTCAATTCAAACTGTTGCATATTACTTGAGAAATTTCAAAGGTACTGTGTTACTAGAAGGTACACTAGAGAACAGTCCCACTACCTACGGCAGGTATGCACTGATAGATACTAAAACATATAACGGAACTTCCGGAGTTGACTATGTCAATTTTACCGGCCTGTTTACTCATATTAAAATAACATATATTCCAGCTAAGAATCCAATAACTGGTGTTAATGACGACACTGTTTATGCCGGATTTTTTGACAAAGTCTTGATTAGAAGTTAAACTAACTGCATGAATCTGATTCAAGCAGCAGTACAAACTCTATTACCATCAAAACGTAAACCTTCTCCTAGTGGTTGGATAAGTTTCAATGCGCCTTGCTGTCATAACAAGGGCGAACGTCAGGACAAACGCCAGCGTGGTGGCATGTTGTTTAACAATGATGGGTTCCAATTTCACTGTTTCAATTGCGGCTTCAAAGCAGGCTGGACTCCTGGCAAGTTACTGAGTAAGAATACTAAAAACTTAATGTCATGGATGGGTATGCCAGATATTGAGATTCAAAAGCTAGGACTCGAAGCTCTTAAAAATAAAGAAGAACTGCCCAAGGCTGAAAAAATATTAAATTTCGATCTAATTGAAAAACCCCTGCCAGATGAATGTAAGAGCATTAACGATTGGATTACACAGGGTTGTACAGAACCTGACTTGATAGATGTAATTGAATATATTACCAATAGGGGTATGAAATGGGATTGGTATAACTGGCATTGGAGTGCTGCCAATGGTTATCGAGACAGAGTTATCTTGCCATTCTATCAAAACAAGTCGATAGTGGGTTACACTGGGCGAAAGATCAAAGATGGTAAGCCAAAGTATCTTACAGACGCACAGCCAGGATATGTATTCAATATAGATCAACAAGACGATGATAGAAAATATATCATTGCGGTAGAAGGCCAATTTGACGCTGTGGCAATTAGTGGCGTTGCGTTTATGCACAATGAGCCTAATGACACTCAATGCACTAGATTAAAAGTAACAGGCAAAGAAATTATCATAGTGCCTGATAGGGATGCTCCGGGTGCCAAGATGCTAGATGCAGCACTGGCCAATGGCTGGTCAGTTAGTATGCCGCCGTGGAATGATGATGTTAAAGATGTTGCTGATGCAGTAAAGAAATATGGTAGACTATATACCTTAGCCACAATATTGCACTACAAAGAAACAAACGAGATAAAAATACAATTACTACAGAAAAAATTAGAAGCACTAAAAGATGAATAAAGCAAATTACAATTACGAAATTCAAAAACTATACTTAGAAATGTTTTTAAGTGATGCAGAATCATTTACTCGATGCCAGAATATCTTTGATCCGGAAAACTTTGATCAAAGATTACAGAAGACAGCAGAGTTTATTACTGAATATGTTGACAAATACAAAGTCATTCCTGACTCTACTATTGTTAACTCTCATTGTAGCACTGCTCTACAGACTGTTTCATTGCCCAAAGAAAATTATGAATGGCTGTTAGATGAATTTGAAAATTTCAGTCGTCATAAGGGTCTGGAAAGAGCAATTTTAAAATCAGCAGACCTGCTGGAAAAAGCAGAATACGGACCAGTTGAGAAGTTGATCAAGGACGCTATCCAGATCAGCTTGAACAAGGATATGGGTACAGATTACTTTGAAGATCCTAGAGCTCGTCTCAGCAAGCTGAAAGACGGAAACGGACAAATTTCAACAGGATGGCCCAGCATTGACAGGAAACTCTATGGTGGATTTAACCGAGGTGAGTTGAACATTTTCTGTGCAGGATCCGGTGGTGGTAAGAGTTTGTTCTTAGCCAACCTAGGCGTTAATTGGGCTATGCAAGGTTTAAATGTATTGTATCTCACATTCGAACTTAGTGAAGGGCTGGTCAGTATGCGATTGGATTCTATGATGACAGGTATCACAACTCGTGAGATCTTTAAGAACATTGATGACGTAGAATTGAAGGTCAAGATGTTGGGTAAAAAGTCAGGAAACCTGCAGGTTAAGTATATGCCTTCAGGAAAAAATTGTAACGATATTCGTGCCTATTTAAAAGAATATCAGGTCAAAAAAGGTGTGAAACCAGACGTAATTCTTATAGATTACTTGGATTTAATGATGCCTTTGTCAGTGAAGGTATCGCCCAGCGATTTGTTTGTAAAAGACAAATATGTATCGGAAGAGATTCGAAATTTGGCTATGGAAACACAATGTATCACAGTTACAGCCAGTCAGTTGAATCGTAGTGCTGTTGAAGAAATTGAATTTGATCACAGTCATATTTCAGGTGGTTTGAGTAAGATTATGACAGCAGACAACGTGATTGGTATCTTTACAAGTCGTGCTATGAAGGAACGTGGCCGCTATCAAATCCAGTTTATGAAGACACGTAGTAGCTCGGGTGTTGGGCAAAAAGTTGACTTAGAGTTCAATGTAGATACTCTGCGTATTAGTGATCTAGGTGAAGAAGAAGACAATCGCAGTTTCAATCAAGGCGGCGGAGCAAGGCCTCCAACTGGTAATTCGGTATATGCAGGATTGAAAAAGACCAGTGTAGTAACCACTACCACTGATATGGAAACTGGGGAGATTATAGAAGTTGATCCTAGAGCCGGTAGTCCAGTGCCCAAGGTTAAGGCAGAATTAGGTGGCGCAAAAATTAGAGCAATGCTGGCTAATTTAAATTCTGAAAAAGATTAATTATTCAACAGCTCTTCTTTGCAGCTAGGGCATGAGCATTCGTTGCAATCGCAGTCGTCAGTCTGACAGCTCCAACCGCAATGTTTTTCACAACGGCAAAGGCAATGCGTAGTATACTGTTTGTAAGAATTTTCTTCATTCATATTAAAACCATTCCTTAACTTCCAAAGTTACTGCTTCTGCCAGCAGTGACGGCCATAGACTGTTATCATCTATGTCAAATACATTGTGTTCGCTAACTGGAGCAGTTAACCATCTATGTTGAGGAGACCAAGGTTCTGCACCCTTCATTTCGCCTTCAAGCTGTCCATTTACCCAAGTGCTGAGCCCGCAAAATATTTTAAATTTACTGGGTCCTTGCCCCTGTACCAATGCGGCCAGCACACTGATGTCCGTAGTGATACTGACATCTTTGGTAATTTCTATAGTGCTGCTGCTGCTCCAATCGTTGCTGTGCAATAGGCACACCCTGGATTTCTCAACTGGTCCTCCTGCATATAACGGAGCATTTATATTCATGGGATTTTCCATGCCTATGTGCTCCAATACATCCTTGAGATCGCAGTCCATATTTTTTATGGGTTTGTTCAATGTAACACCCCAAGCACCTTGTTGACTGTGTTTGGCGATCAATACACACGATTCTTTGAAAAAATGTGCATCGCACTTTGGTTGCGATACCAATATTTTACCTTGATAACTGTCTAGTAGCATATGAATATTTACCGTATAAATATTCCATATGTCCAAGTTAGATACTGCCATTGTTGATAAACACCCTACGCTGAATTCCAAGCTATGGAAAGACAGCGAAACTCTACACCCCGAAGTTCAGGTGGCACTATTCAAAATAGCCAAAGAGTTTTTTGAATTTTTAGACTTTGCAGTGCCCTTGGTTGATCTACAGGTCACGGGCAGTCAAGCCAATTACAACTACAGCAGCCACAGCGATCTTGATCTACATCTCATTGTGCCCTACAGCGAAGTCGACTGCGACGAACCTGTGGCGGATCTGTTTGATACCAAGCGTAAGCTGTGGAAACAGCAACATGACATAACAATATACGGTGTGCCCGTGGAACTCTACGTAGAAGACACCGACAAGCCCGTGCGTGGTGCTGCCTACAGCATCATGACAGATCAATGGTTGCGTGAACCCGATCCCACAGAAGTAGAAGTAGACGACATAGAACTACGCAGAGAAATGCAGATCTGGCTGGAACGAATGAATACCGTGGTTCAAAGTAGAGATTTGCAAAAAATGCAAGATCTCAAAGATCAATTGCAGCAGTACAGAAAAACAGCCCTGGCCCGCAACGGTGAATATGCTTTGGAAAATCTAGTTTACAAATCGCTGAGAAATTTGGGCGTGATCAGTGAGTTGATGACGGCCATCGGTGTGCTGAAAGATCAAGAACTTTCCATATAAATCTCTTGCATTAGTTTAAAAATGCTGTATACTTGTAAGTCTAATGACAGACAAGACAATTTCCATTGCCATAATAGAAACAAAAAACCTCGAGGGTGCTGTGCGAGCTGTATTCAGCACATTGGCTACAACACCCGCAACATCAGTCTATTGGATCAGCGACAAGCCCTGTCCTGTGGACTTTAGAGTACCTACACAGTGGGTTCGAATACGCAGTTGCCAGCAGCCCAGAGATCAGTTTAACCTTTGGTACAGCGACATCACTTTGAGACTGTTGCCCGCAGTGGTTTCCACGGATTTCAACATTGTTATTCAGTGCGATGGATTTGCTGTCAATGCCGAAGCTTGGACTGATCAATTCCTTGAGTACGACTATATTGGAGCACCTTGGTTGTGGTGGGGACCCCCAAGCGAGCAGGTGGGCAATGGTGGATTCAGTTGGCGCAGCCGCAGACTCTATGACGCACTGATTGATTGGCGCCCCAGCTACAGTGCCCAAGATTGGCCCAATCTCGATGCCAAGTACTACAGCCCCAACAGTAGAGACGGACTCAATGAGGACAACTTGCTGGCAGGACCCTACAGACAATATTTAGAACAGCACTATCAGCTCAAATGGGCGCCCACTGACTTGGCGCACAGATGGTCAATAGAATGCAGCGAAAGCTACACGGACCCTTGGTTCAAACGAAGCTTGGGTTTTCACGGTAAAGAAACAGCACAACATTACGGAATAACATTATGACATCAACACCAACACTCTATTTGGACATGGACGGCGTGGTAGCCGATTGGCTCGCGGGCGCCACAAAGATCATTGGCTATGAGCTAAGTGACCCCAACGCCATGTATCCCCAGCAAGACTGGGAAAAGCTGAAACAGGCCAAGAGAATCTTTCGCACACTGCCCAAAACAGCCCGAGCAGATGAACTGGTCAACATAGCACGCCAATTTCGCAGTGAGCTTGACTACACTGTGATGTTTCTCACGGCAATTCCCCACAACAACGACATGCCCTGGGCATTTTACGACAAAGTGCAGTGGGCACAGGAATACTACCCAGATATCCCCGTGATGTTTGGCCCCTACAGCCAAGACAAATACCGACAGTGCCAACCGCTAGACATATTGGTAGATGACCGTCAAGACAACTGCCGCAGTTGGAGATCTGTGGGCGGCCGTGCTATACTGGTAGACAAGCTGTGTAACTTGGACACGGCCATTGAGGCGTTGCTGGAGATACTTGAGAAAGAGTGCGAAGCACGACCGCGGTAAAAACGGTTTTTTCTAACGTAAAAAACCCAATATAATGTTTATTCAGATTGATCCGCAGCAGCGGCATCCAGTTCCTGCTGAGTGGTAACAACGGGTATGGAGCCCCAATAAGAAGCTCGTGCAGCTTGACCGCCCCACGGTAAATCAGTGACTATTCTAGCTTGGTTGACAGCGTCGTCAATATAGTCAGCAAGATTCTTGTCCAAGCCAGCTAGCGTTTTGGCATAGTCTTCTACGGTGAAGCAATTCTTAATCCATTGTACAACAGTTTCTTGATCCAATTGTGCAAATGGTACAAAGTTGTCAAGCTGTGCGGGAGGAAGATAAGCTTCACTGTCCAAAAAGCGTGAATACTGGCCACTGGGATCTGTTGCAGTGATGCGAAACAGCACTGTATGTACTGAGTCTTGCAGTGAGTCACGATTTTCCAGTTTAAATCCTCTGATGTCCCAAGTGTAGCTGTTCATAGTGCGGTATATCCCATATAGTGAAATATTTATCTACAGAGGGGTACTGTAACGGTGAAAAAAATTGTAAAAAAATTTTGCGCACCGTGGAATATAATCTAGTGGGAAGTTTTTACACACAGTGAGCGCAGAATTGGTCTAGTGTAGCGGAAAAATTGCCGCGCAAAAATTTAGAGAGTTGGAGATCTCGGCCCCTGGTGATCTAATCTAACTGGTGGTGGGGAAAACGGTGGGGGAACTTTGGGGAGGGGTTTGGCATGCATGTAAGTTAGTGCTTGCTAACTTGTGCAAGCACTACCACCCCACCACCATCACCCCGGCTCCACCTCCCACCGTTCCTCTTCGAAGTCATAGCCTTCTAGTACAAGTTCTTCTACAGCGGCGTTGAACTCTGATTCCAAGTCCCAAACAGCGGCCGCCACACGCAGATCCTTCTTACGGCGTGCTCGTGCTGTGCCCTTTTGATAGACCAGCTCAAAGTGCTCTGCACAGTAGCTACGCCCAGGCAGTGCCCTATGTGTGCATGTGGGCTGTAGCCCTTGTGCGCCTATGTATTGGCATGTCAGTGTATCAGTCATTGTGTGTGCTCTTTACTATCTTGTCTAGGTCTGCTCGCTGTGACTCTGTAGCTTGACTGTAGGCTGTTATGCCCGCAGCCACACCCTGTTCAAAGCCTTCTTGGCGTGTCAGTGCTTCGCTGGCCCAAAACAGGGCTAGGATGCTCCAAAATGCCCATGTGTTGAACTCTGCTCCCACAGCATTGAGCACTAGGCCCAATGTTGTGTAGAGCGCTATGCGCTGTAGTAGGATCATGTGCGCTTCATGCATGTGGTCTTGGCCATGGCCATCCAAGTGCGTGGAAAGCTCTTGCGCAAGTCTGCCAGTTTCAGTACCATACGCAGGCTCAGCTCACGAAGCTTGTCCTGGTTTGTTTCCACGAACTCGACCAGCTCGTCCTTGACACAGTCTTCAAACTCGTAGCGGCCCAACATGTCGTTGTCCTTGACCACCTGCTTGATACGGAGTATCTTCTCGCGGTTGGTGTCGATAGCCAAGTCAATGTAGTGGCAACGGCTTTCCAAAGCGTCCAGGTGATCACGCAGACGCTTGCTTTTCACGTGCTCGAACTTGATATTAGTAATGAAGATGGCAGCACCTTTGAACTCGAAACGATCTGGAATGCCTTCACTACGCAACAGGCGGCTGTCAGTGTTCCAGCTGATCCAACGGCGCTCTGAACTGTCCAAGGCACCCTTAAGGATGTTCAAGCTGAGGTCTTCCATAAGGATACTGTCGCAGTCGTCAAAGACCACAACGTTGCCTTTTTCAGCGAACTCGTACAACTTAGCGTAGAGACCGATGCTGGACATGGCACCTTTGACCACTTCAAACTTGGGCTTGCGTTCTGCCAGTGTGTTGAACAGATCTGCCTTTTGCAGTTGACGCTCAACACCAAAGCTCTTACCAACGCCCGGAGGACCTGATACAATCATGGCACGTACATCGCCAGTCTTAACAGCTTTGGTCATCTCGTCCAGAATCTCAAAGCGCTCTGCAAGTCGTGCATAGATCTCGTCGTCTGTTTCTTTGGCAACTTCTCGCTCGCGGCGCTTGATAGCGTCCGTATCGAACTCAAGTACTGTAGAACCCTTGCTGGGAGCCTGTCGTTTCGTTGCAGCCATTTGCTTCTCCTTAGTGTGTTTGTGAAGTATGTATTATACAGTCAAAGGGCCTGTTTGTCAAGCCCTTTTGCTCTACAATCAATCCATGCGCGAGCCAGCGTAGACCTTTTCCAAGCCCAACTTAGTGCGCAGGACCTCTGCGTAAGCCTCTGCGCCTGCTTCCAGGACGTTCAGGCTCTGTGTGCCTGCTTTGCTGGGATTCCACAGTTGGAGTGAGCCGGTATAGTCCTTGCGGAAGCCAGCGGCTTGCAGTGCCTTGCCCAGTTTGCTGTTGCTACGGACGCCCCACACATTGACCCAAGCAAAGCCACAGCAATCACGATCACCGTGCTTCTGCAGGAACTCCTTAGCGGCTGTACGGGCTTGGATGCCTGCTTCGTTGAGTGCGTCTTGCACGGCTTCCAGGTTAAAAGTTGCTGTCATTTAATGCTCCTTAGTGCGTTGTTGATGTATGTATTATAGCGTCTTTCAATAACCCTGTCAACCGAAGGGTTATTACATTTTCATTCGGAGATGATAGATACATGCCATCTGGGCTTGTTTAACTGCTTCGGAAGGATTTGATTGTGCAAGGTCAACCCAGCGATTTGCGGCCACTTGCATCTTGCCTTTGTTTTCAGCGTGATTCATAGCAATCCGAGCATCCTCATTGCTTTTCTTAACGAACAGCATATAAGCGGCACATCGACCTGCTTCTTTGCTGATGTCAGCATGGGCAATACCAGACACTGCGATCAAACCTGCGATCAAAACCTTTTTCATTTCGTTTCCTTAGTGCGTTGTTGATGTATGTATTATAATGCCTTTTCAGGCCGTTGTCAACTATTAACCCTTTGCTTTGGCGGGCTTTTGTTTAGCTTCTTGAGCGGCGATCTTACCAGAATAGGCTTTACCAGCGGTGTGAATCAGACCTGTTTTGGTGTAAGTGATAACGCCGCCTGTGGAGCTTGGAATGGATTTGCTTTGCATTGTGTGTCCTTTGTGTTGTTTAAGTATGTATTATAACAAGGTTTTACCATTGTGTCAACCCCTGCGAAGTACCCAGGCGTGTTGCAGGGTCTAGTGGCAGGGGCCGGCACTCCGGATATTAAACCCAGCTGTCAACCATCATGACAGGCTTCTTCAGCACTCGTTTGACAAAGTCCTCAGGCTCATCGTCTGCACGGACTAAGACAAAGCCCATAGACTCTACCAAGTCTACCTCGCATACCTGCAGGTCCACGGCGGCTGCTTCAAAGGCAATGTTCATCTTTGTCAGTGCATACTTAACACCTGCTTGGAAGGCCTCGTACTCGCCTGCACCCGTGTCCTCAAAGTCAAACTCTGACTCCATAATGTGTGCGTACTCTTGTCCATCTGCCACGATGAACTTGTTAATCTTCTTCCAGTTGCTCTGCTTCTCACTGTCAAAGTGGTCACAGCACTCGTTAATGTCAAACGATGCAAAACTGTCATAATTTACTTTAGCCATTTGTCGCTCCCTTTTGTGTTAGTGTGTATGTATTATAACAAGGTTTTACCAACTTGTCAACCGTTATTTGCTAGAACTTGTGTGGCTTTTAAACAACATGCCGCAGAGGAAGTTCAAGCCCCATGCTTGGAACAGAGTAATGGTTTTGAGACCAAACAGCTCGGGCATCAGCCAGTCCCACAACCACATGGTGGGCAGGGCCATGATCAGACTCAGTCCAACTAGGAGGGCAATGGCTGCTACAATGGTTCCCAGGATTTGCATAGTGTGCTCCTTGTTACGATGTATGTATTATACGATCAAAGACGGAACTGAGCAAGAACTTTCTGGGCTTCAGTTAGTGGCATTTCTGCCACAAGGTTGTCCATCTCGGCCAACAGAACCATGCGCTCCAGATTGATGCATTCCAGCTGATCTTCGGGGCTCAGCTGATCCAGGAACTCTTGATATTCCTCAAAGGTGTCGCAGGCCCACATCTCATCCAGAAGGGCTACTTGATGGCCCGTCAAACCGTTGATTTCGATCATTAGAATTCTCCCATGATGATCATTGCCAAGCCCATTACAATCACAGGCATCATAACAATAGCCAGGTTGATGTAGACTTGCATTATAACCACTCCTTATAGTCGCCCATCTCTTCGTTGTCGTTGTAGCCTGCGGTGTAGGCCACGATCTCATCGGGTGTCATGTCCTTGAGTGTAACACGACCTGATGCCTTAGTATCGCCCAGGTAGTAGTGGGGATTGTATTCTCTGCGGTAGTAGCTGTCTGCCATGCCGCGATCATAAGGGCCACCGTGTCGTGTGTCCATCTCAATGTGCTCTCTAATCATCTTTGCTCCTTAGTGTCTATGTATGTATTATACGATCAATTGTAGTCTGTGTCAAGCTCAAATTGACCATCGTACCAGGAATCTTCCGCTGTGAGCACACGGTTGATCTCTGTAACACTGACCAGGACCACATCACGAACTGCACCGTAGACCTTGAAGGGCTCGTCTACTTTGACAGTGTACTGAACATCACCGCCGTACTTGACACGGCTTTCGGTAACCAAGCCACTGTAAGGGAACAGGCCCATGTAGAGTCCGTTAACGCGGTCACCAGTTAGATCCCATTTCATATGCTGCTCCTTGTTGCGATGTATGTATTATACGATCAATTGTAGTCTGTGTCAATCTTTAGTAGTTTTTGCTTTTATTAAATAAGCCGCAATTATTAAAAAAGTAATCACAGAAGCCGTTGGCGTCCAATAATATATAATAAATGGCATAATCAATGCTGTCATATCTACTCCTTGTTGCGATGTATGTATTATAACAAGGTTTTACCATCTTGTCAAGTGATTTCTTCGAACTTTCTGCCTTTAAGATCCAGCTTCAAGGGCGTCTTGAATTTGTGTACTTTAGTTTGACCAGCAGGGATATAGGCAATGGCTGTGGCACTGCGACCTGTGACCTTCTCGTTGAAGATGTAGACATGGTTGGCACCGTTGCTGTCAGCCCACTCTGTAGTCTCTTGATAGACTTTAATCGATTTGGACATCTATGATCCTTCCATCGCGGAATACGAAGTAGAGATTCATGTTGCTGTAATAGACCCAGACGCAGTCATTGCCTTCGGTCATTGTATAATGTGTGACCTTGGGCCAATGGCGGGTCATGTACTCTTCAACCAGGATGACTTCTAGCGGATTAAGATTGGGTTTGATTGTGATATTAGGCACGTTTCAACACTCCGAAGATAGAGTTTTGTAGTTCAGCGGCCTCATCGTCTTCCAAGTAGAAGTCTGTACGTGGATCCCAATACTTGCCTGCCTTGGGATCATAGTAGGCAACACGCCCATTAGGGTAGTGGAAAGGACCTTCGAGTCCCTTGCGTGGACCGTATTCCTGATTGTGCTTGAAGATCGTATAAGTCATCTCAACTCCTGTTTGTTGCTGTCTATGTATGTATTATACGATCTTTTGAATACCCTGTCAACCTTTAGGGTTATTGCGCTGATCTTCAGATTCCAACTGTCCTACACGGACTAGGTACAATTGATAGACACAGTAGCACATGATGACCAATCCAATCGATCCAAAGATCGTGCTGGATGTGACACCTGCCAGTAGAATCAACTGCACCAGGGCGATTACACCCATGACGGCTAGAAAGAACTTGATTAGATCCATCAGGGCTTGTTTTTGATACTTGTTCATATGGTTCCTTTGTTTCAATGGGATATTATAGCACAGATTCAGCGGATGGACAACCGCTTTAACGAAGCCATGATCTCGGGTGTGTTCATCAGCTTGTCGAACGCAGCCTTAGGATCGTACATCTCGCCAGTCACACGGTCCATAACCAGTGTTGCTTGCTCAGTCATCTCTGCGGCTGTGATAGCCTTTGCGGTATACTCTTTAGCGCCGAGGATGTGTGTGCTCTTGTCCATGATCTGCTCCTTGCTGTCTATGTATGTATTATAAGGTCTTTTGAATACCCTGTCAACCACAAGGGTTACCAAGCCAACTCCTTAGCAGGGTAGGTGATCTTGCCATCGTACTCCCACTGGCTACGCTCGAAGTCTGTGAGGTAGTCGTTGGCCACGATCTCCCAACCGATGATGTGCTCACGGTAGAACTCGTTGTCGCACTCTATCTGTGGGCGCAGGGCCATCACAGTCTCTGTCACACGGTTGAAGTCCTTGAACTTCTTGACCACGTAGTCAGCACCGCCTTTGGGCTTCCAGTAGGGCTCATCGGCCGTACCGTAGTTCTCGTACACTTGGGTGGTAATCAGCAGTTTCGACATAGTCAGCTCCTTGTTGCGATGTATGTATTATAACAGCATTTGAATAACCTGTCAACCAAAAGGGTTATTCCACCCAATCTACAGACTCATAGAAGTCCACTGGCTGTCCCAGCTCAGACTCTACTATGCCCACTTGGCTCCAGCGGTCTATACGACCACGAGCAAACTCTACAGCTTGCTCACGCGAGTCAAACACGCCCAACAGGTCTTGGCCTTCGTAATCTACGTGTCGCAGAACGGAATAAACTTGCATGATCTTCTCCTGTTTGTTGCTGTCTATGTATGTATTATAACACCACTTCTGCTGTTTGGACAACCGAATTGTCAATCAATGTGCCGCCGTATGCTTGCAGGTATGTCTGGGCCACAGCCAGTACAAAGAAAGTATACACCTTGCCGGTCTTGGTGATCAGTGTATACTTCATCTTAGGCCACCTTGGTGTAGCTGGCACGGTAGAAGCACTCGCTGTCGCCGCTTGCATATCGCTCACAGAACTCTTTGGCTTCCTGCTCTGTAGTGAAGAACTCTACGCCCATATCGCGTTGGCCGTATCCTCTTTCGTACTCAGTGCATTGGACTCTGTACAGGCTTTGGACTTCAACTCTCATACACTTCTCCTTCTGTGTAAGTGTATTATAACACCGTTTGGATAACCCTGTCAACCATAGGGTTGAATGCTTTACGCAGGTTCTTGTGAGCCTATGTGCAGTCTGTAGAAAAGAATTGCTGTAAACGGTTCGAGACCTGAAAAATGTGTACTAAAGTTTATCTAGACTGCAAACAGGAGTACACAAAAGGTGAGCCCTGCGATGCTTCACAGCAGGCAGGGCTCGGGGTTTGCCTGGGACACTACCCCCAGGACTTCGGAGCGATCTATTAAACTAGACCAAGAGCCATTGCTTTGTAACCAGCGGCAACGATCTTGCGGCTTGGGCGGCCAATTTGATATTCAGTAACTTCTACACCATTACCAGCTTTGCGGTTATTGGCATAAACCGCATAACCATTCTGGCGAATGCGTGATACTTCAGCGCTGATATTCTTAATGCCAAAACGCTTTTCTGCTTGGCTAGCTGTGACTGACTCACCGTTATACATTGCGTTGAACAGTTTGAAAGTCTTGGTCTCTGGATTGAAATGCTTAATCATATTATTTCCTTGTTAGATACTGCTGTGCAGTTAATAACAAGTATACATAATCTAAACTGTTAGGTCAAGCAGCAATTTTGCCAAACTCTTTATCTACATAATAACCGATCAGTTTGCGTTGGATAAGGGTAATCAAATCACCGTGGTCATCCGACACAATGAATCGAACTGGACAATGACCCCACGTACCTTTACGTTGGAACTCTGCAAACCATTTGCGATGTTGTCGATTACTGGGATCAAATGAAACCCAAGGACGACCAATATAATCTAAACGACTCATTTTATTCCTTTATCGAAGCGGACTTATTGGCACTGCCGCTACGCACACTGCAGGGGTAATTTAGAAAGGAGCGTCTTCCATGGTAGCCAACTGAGCAATGACTTCTGCCTTGCTAGGGGTAGGCTTGGCTTCTGCTTTCTTAGCAGCGACCTTGGCTTTGATCTTGTCCATGGTAGGCTTCTCTGCTTTGGCCTTAGGTGCCTTAGGTGCCTTGGTAGTAGGCGAACGCTTGTCCAGTTCAGCAGCCAGTGCAGCCTGCACATCGGCATTGGTCTTGCCGTCACGAGTAGCGAAGTCGATCTCCATGAGATAGGCAACAGCGTCTTCTTTGGACATTGGCTGCTTGAGCTCGATGATGTCAATGTCAGTATGACCGTTCTTGATCAGGACCTTAACGCGAGTAGCGTCATTGGCAAAACGAACTTTGAACTCGCCGTTGAGTTTAGAAACGCCGGCATGTGAAAATTGAGACATAATATTTCCTTTGTGTATGTGTGTTATATGAACAGCACCCCGCTGTCCATAAATTAATTATAACACTGATTGGACGGCAGTGTCAACCGTTTTTTGTGTTAGGAGTTAACTGTTTCGAACGGATCGTAACCCTCCTGTGGCATTTCTGCCACATCTTCTACATTCATTTCTTCCAGTGCTGCCAGGACCATTTTGATCGGGCAGTCTAGTGTTAGAGCAATCATTCTGGCACTCATGCCGTCAATGTACAGTTGCTCAATGTCGTATGCTAATTCTGATACCTTGCTCATTCTTCTGTCTCCTCTTGTGCAACTCGATCCTGTTCGTCCATAATAGCCTTAGTCAGCAAGCCGTCAAACTCGCCGTAGAACTCAACGTACCACTTGCCGTCCTTGCGGAGGATGTAGTTGTATTCCTCAAACTGTGCTTCCTTGCGGTACTCTGCGTAGTCCTTGTACATACGCTGAGGGCAGTTCTCGCCACGCTCTGAGTAGAAGTTGCAACCCTCGACACTCTCGCTCAAGCTAGACATGTCGCCTTTGTCCAACAGCTCACGCACTTTGAACGGGTCTGTGTAGCTGTTCTGCAGGATCTTGCCGTTGTGCTCCAAATAACCGTCCCAGTGGCAATACACTTGCCCAATTGTGCCGTCTGCGTATTCCAGTGCGATCATGCTTCGTGTACCCATTTCAAATGCTCCTAGTGTGTTTGTGTATGTATCAATTATAACACGGTTTTACCATGTTGTCAACCAAGGACCCTTTAGCAATCTGGGTCGAAGTCTGCCCACTCTTGCGCCTCATCGGGCTGTCCATCACGCTCTTCGCGCTCGTACTCCTCTTGCAGTTCCTCACTCATTGTAAGGAAGCTCTCGCAGTAGTGGAACAGTTCCTCAAAGGCCCGGCGCTCCGTACGGTTCAGCTCACGCAGGAACTGCGGGCCTTCCTCTTGCATAGCGTCCAGCACCTGCTTCAGTGCAAGCAGAGTGTTCTCGTTCATGCAGTAAGACATATTTGGGTAGCTTGACATTTAGAACTCCTATTGCGTTGTTGATGTATGTATTATAACAAAGATCTGTCCAACTGTCAACCAATTGTTGCAATAACCCTATCAGTTGTAGGGTTGAACTTGATAAACACTTTAGTACTATCTCGCTCGTTGGCATCGATCTTGTAGAACACGTGGTAGCAGAACTCCCCACCGTTAGTCAGTCCTAGGAACTTTGAACTGGTCAGCCGGTACTTCTTGCCCTTGTTGCCCAGTGCATCCTGCAGGTGATGATGCGTAAGTGAGGACATCATTTTGAGTTTGTCTGCTGTAATCACAGTACGTCCTCCTCCAGCTCACAGTCCTCTAACACAGCATCTGCCGTTTCAATAAAGCCCAACAGCTCATTGCCTGCTCTGGTTTGACCTTGTGCAAACAGGTAGTCTACAAATTTTTCCATCTGTTGCAATA